ATGGCAGTTGAAGTAGATAATATTGCAACTGAAACTCAAACATTCTTAAACTCATTCTATGATATATTAGCAGAACGATTCTTCTTTATACCAAAAGATAAACATAGATTTGAAATTAAAAAGGAATTCATCAGCAAAGCAGGCTTTTGGGTAGCAAAAAAGAGATACGCACAATGGATGGTATTAAAGAATGGTATTCCTTGTGATAAGTTGGATGTGAAAGGTTTAGATGTAGTTCGTTCATCATTTCCAAAAGCATTTCAGGAACAAATGAGTGGTATGTTGAAAGATATTCTAATGGGTAAGGATAATGATTATGTAGATAAGAAGTTATTAGAATTCAAAAACAATATGGTTAATCTACCTGTTAATAAGATAGCAAAAGGTGGAGCAATCAAAGAGTTAAGTAAGTATGATAAAGGAACTTGGACAAGAGATGGTGGTCAATCGATTGCAAATTTTGAGAAAGGAACACCTGCGCATGTTAAAGCTGGTATTACATACAATAGATTATTAAAATTCTTTAATTGTCCATTTAAGAATGAACCAATTAGAGATGGTGATAAAGTAAAGTGGGTATATTTAAAAAATAATCCATTGGGATTAGATACGCTAGCATTTAAAGATTATAATGACCCAAAAGAGATTATGGATTTCGTAGAACAATATGTTGATAGAGATATGATATATAAAGCTGAGTTAGAAAACAAGGTGGATGATTTCTATAAAGCCCTAAAATGGGAAAAAGCATCAAATGACACAAAAACGGCAAAGAAATTCTTTGCTTTTTAAAAAATTTTCCGTATATTTGTAAAACAATAATTAAAATTTAAATAAAAAAAAACAAAAAGTATGAACAAGCAAAATTTATTACGCTTTATTCAAAAGTACTCTTTAGGTGGAGTAATTGAGTCGGTAGCATGGAATGCCGAAGGAAACAAATTATCAGTAAGATTTATTTCGGATGATAAAACTATGTTAGGTGAAGTGGACTTTGATGGATTTACATCAACTCCATTTAGTATTGGTATCTATACAACTTCTTTGTTGAAAAACTTAGTAGGTATATTAGATAACGATTTGAATTTAAAAGTTGATACCGTAGGTGATAAGGCTACTGTATTAAAGTTATCTTCGGATGAAACTGAAACTTCTTATCAATTAGCAGATTTAGGTGTGATTCCGGTTGTACCTGATTTGAAGCAATTACCAGAGTTTGGTATTTCAATTGAGATGGCATCAAATATGATTGATAAGTTTATCAAAGCAAAAGGTGCATTATCTGATATCGATACATTCACTGTATTTAGTGAAGGTGGTGATTTGAAGATGGCAATTGGATATTCTTCTATTTCTACAAATAGAGTAACATTCACTGCAATTAAAGGATTTGATGGTGATGTTAAACCAATCTCATTCTCAGCAAAGTATTTAAAAGAAATCTTAACTGCAAACAAAGAAGCTACTTCAGCAAAATTGAAAGTATCAACTGATGGTTTAGCAAATGTTGAGTTCTTAATTGATAACTTTGCATGTAAATATTATTTAGTAGAAATTTCAAATTAATAAAATGGCAGACCAATTAGAATTATTCCCAGATTACGATGTTTCATTTGATAAGTTAATTGAAAATGTAATTAATTGGGCAGCTGATAAAGATATCTTAAAGAAAGAAAATGCACCAAAGCAATTATTAAAAGTTTTGGAAGAAGTGGGTGAAACTGCAGGAGCATTATTAAAATCTAAAGATGAGGAAATAAAAGATGGTATTGGTGATACATTTGTAACACTTATTATTTTGGCTAAACAATTAGGATTAACTCCTAGTCAATGTTTAGAAGCCGCTTGGAATGAAATTAAAGACCGTACTGGTAAGACTGTAAATGGTGTATTCGTAAAAAATTAATATGAGCTTTTTCGCAAATAACATTAATAAAAAAGAGCATAGCTTGTGGGTAGAGAAATACCGCCCACAAACTCTTGCTGACTATGTTGGTAATGCAACAATCAAAGAAACTATCCAACAATATTTGGATAATAACGATATCCCACATTTACTACTTTATGGTAAAGCGGGTACAGGTAAAACTACATTAGCAAAGTTAATCGTAAACACAATCAAATGTGATTTTATGATTATCAACGCATCGGATGAGAATAATGTGGATACCGTTCGTAACAAAGTAAAGAACTTCGCATCATCAGTAGGTTTTGCAGGATTTAAAGTTGTGATTTTGGATGAGTTTGATTATATGACTCCAAACGCACAAGCAATCCTCCGCAACTTAATGGAAACATTCAGTAAACATTGTAGATTCATTTTAACTTGTAACTACATTGAGAAAATCATTGACCCGATTCAGAGTAGATGTCAATCATTTGCAATTATACCTCCAACTAAAAAGGATGTAGCAATTCAAGTGAGTAAGATATTAGATTCTGAAAAGATTACATATGATATTAAGAATGTAGCTGATATCGTAAGTACATACTATCCTGATATTCGTAGAATTCTAAATACCTGTCAATTACAATCTGCTAAAGGTGAACTAAAAGTGGATAAGGCAATTATGATTGAATCTGATTTCAGAAATAAATTAGTAGATGCACTTAAAGGTAATGATGATAAACGAAATCTATATCTGAAAACTAGACAAATGGTATTAGATAATCAGATGAATGATTATACCGAAATGTATACATACCTTTATGATAAGGTAGATGAGTATGCAGGTGGAAATACTGCTAATGTTATATTAGCAATTTCAGAATCTCAATATAAAGATTCATTAGTAGTAGATAAAGAAATTGTTTTCGCATCTCTATTGATACAAATTATAAACAATATAAAATAAATAAAATGCAAAACGGACAACAACCTCCAATGCCAAACTTTAACTTAAATGATACGAGAGATATTCCTTGTGAATGTGGCAATCTAATCTTTATGCAAGGTATGAGATTCAAAAAGGTTTCTCGTTTAATTACCGGAGAAACTAAAGATTCAATTATTCCTATTGAAGTATTTTTATGTACTCAATGTGGTAAACCATTACAAGAATTAATGCCTGATGAATTGAAGGATAAAAAAGTAATTGAATAGTATGGCTGGTAAATCATTATTTGACCACATTAAGGCGATAACAAACGAACAAGACCCAAAGTACTTTGAGCAGTTATCGGAAGAGGATAGAAAGAGTTGGAGTAATTTTATGATTAACCGATTTCTTTCTATGAATCCCGATTGGATTGAACTTATTGCATCTATACTACCTTTGACTCAATCACTTGAATCAAAGGATATGTATAAGTTGTATATAAACATTATCCCTAAAGGTAGATATTTCCTAAAGTATATGAAAGGAAAATCTGCAGAAAAATATGAAGATTTTGTTGTTAATCTCATAAAAAATGAGTATCTTTGTTCTGAGCACCAAGCAAATGATTATCTTGAAGTCCTTTACGCAAGTAGAGAAGGTAGAGAAAACATTAAATATATTTGTGAGAAATATGGTGTAGAGAAAAAACAAATAACAAAATTAAAATTAAAAATATAATGGCAAGAGTTTCATTCAGTCAGTATTCAATGTGGAGTTCTTGTCCACAACAATACAAGCTAAGTTACATAGATGGGTTATCAGAATCAAGTTCTAATATACATTCAGTATTTGGCTCAGCAATGCATGAAACTCTTCAAGAGTATTTAAGTAGATGCCTTCGTATTTCTAAATCACAAGCTGATAAGAATATGGATACAAAAGAATTCCTTAAAGAAAAGATGAGAGAATTCTTTGTTAAGGAATCCAATGATGGAGCAAACCCCATTTGTTCCAAAGAGGAGTTAGTTGAGTTTTTAGAAGATGGGTATCTTATTTTAGATTATTTTCAGAAATCTAAAAACTTCAATAATTTTTTCTCACTAAAAGATGACGAATTAGTTGCTATTGAGCAACCTATCAATACTAAGATTTTAGAACATGTAAACTTTATGGGTTTCATTGACTTTATCGTTAGAAGTAAAACGACAGGTAGATATCGTATTACCGATTTTAAAACATCTACCAAAGGTTGGAGTAAGTATCAAAAATCTGACCCAATTAAAAATTCACAAATCCTATTATATAAAAAGTTTTATGCTGAGTTGATTGGTATATCAACTGATATAATTGATGTTGAATTTATTATTCTCAAAAGAAAAGTAGCCGAAGTAGAAGATTTCACAATACCCCGTATCAGTAAGCATGTGCCAGCAAGTGGTAAACCATCAATCAATAAAGCTTGGAAAGGATTTAGTGAATTTGTAGAAAGTGTATTTGATTCGGAAGGTAAATATAGAACCGATGTAGAGTATCCAAAAAAACCATCTAAATTATGCGGATGGTGTGAATTTTTTGATAGAGGTTTATGTGACGGAAAATAATTTTATATATATATATTTATATATAAATTATAATAACAATGGCAAACCTAAAATTAACTACGGTTAAGGTTATAAGAGAGTTATACGATACGGATTTTAAAATAGCTACAATTACAGGTGGTATCAATTTCCAAAAGCTCGTTAACAGAACCTTAGACCTTTATGTAAAAAACGAAAAATTTAGAACACAAGTGAACGACCACAAAGAGTTACAAATAAGTGGTTCACAATTTTAAGAAACAAAAAAAAGTTATGGCAAAAAAGAAAATTCTGTTACTTTCCGATGATTTACGAATGGCTAGTGGTATAGCCAATGTTTCCAAACAATTAGTATTAGGAACAGTCGATAAGTATGATTGGGTACAATTAGGAGCAGCAATCAAACATCCAGAATCGGGTAAAGTATTTGATTTAAATGATGATATCAGAGCTAGAACAGGTATAGCAGATGCAAGTGTAAA